ATGTCGTCAACAAATTGCTTAAACACTTTGTTGTATTTGTCGGAATAGTTTTCGGGATACATGGTTTCTCTTGTTTCTTGGCTGATGCCAATATCGGGATATGGACTTTCACTCACGGCGCTGATGATACACGGGGGATGTTCCAGGGTTGGAAACCGCTGTTTAACCATATTTGATATGCGGCCTTTGTTGAGACAAGTGGGTCAAACAAATCGTCACATGTTTGTAATATACGTTTTGCTTGTAACCAGCCAACTGGCCACGACTTTGATGGCGTACACCAGAATCCATTGATTTGGTAAATTCCGTATGAGCCGGTCATTACGTCATTTGGGTTGTATGCGCCACTTGTGCAATTTGATTCGCGTTTCATTATTTTCATGATGGTTGGGGTTTGCTCGACTACAAATCCGTTTGCCATTGCCAATGACAGATATTGCCAGCATGCGGATTTGCCAGGGGGAATAGTTGTAGTTGGTGGTGCTGGAATTGTGGTTATTTGGGCTATTGGCACACTGTCTGGTACTGGCTGTAAAGGGTCGCCAGACGCGCCAGGAAGGCTGTAGGCGAGAAATATGGTGGTTAAGCCTGCTAGGGCCCACATGACCGATTTGTTAAATATGTCTAAAATCATTGTTTCTCCAGTTGGTAGGGGACGCCCCAGGAATCGCCGATGACGTTCCGGAACGAAATTTGACTGTGTAAAACTTTCCCGTTTTCAGGGTCACGAAATATTTGCACCATCACTTGCTGTTCTGTGGACAGATTGCACTTAAACACTTCGTAGTGATATGTCTTGGCATCTGGCATTTTGCATCTCCAATCGTCGGTACTCCGACCCTAGAGCATCACTGTGGCAGTTCGGTGAATACCCTCTGAAACGCTTGTTTCACTTGGTTTGGTGCATCGGCCATCTGTGGATTTATCTCAATATGCAGCCAATCGCCGCCTGGCGCACCGTGTATTTCTGGCTTGCTGTACGACTTCCAACGTTGTCTGTCGCAGCGCCATCCGCGCCCAAATGCTTTAGGAAAATAGTCGAGCACACATTCAACGCCTAGTTCGTTTGCGTTGGCTAACACAATGTTTATAAACGCAATAGTGGCTTTACGGTTTGCGTCTGGGTGTTTTTCTGACGGCCTGTACGACAAGTCAACTGCTCGACCAGTGGCGTGCACACTTAAGTTGGTTGAGCCTCGCATATCGCGGATTCCCCAACTGCCGTTATTCCAAAATGCGCCGTTGCCATATTTGATTGCTTGCCGTATCCATTCATCCATGCCGGCACGCGGCCCAGCGGATGCACCGTCACTGTTGCCCGTGTAGGGCTTAGACCCGATGACTTTAGGGTCGGCTGGTATCACTTTTTAGGTCGAGCGCGAAACACGTTGCTTGACTCGCCGCCTTGTTTAGCGTTTACACCGTTGCCGATTGAGTAGCCAATAATCATTGTCAGCATTGGTACACCAGATGCCATGTCTATTTTGTCAAAAATCATTAGCGCGGTTAGGCACAATAAACCAACAAGCAAAATAACAAACTTAGGCAAATTATTGACAGTCATAATTACGCAATAATTGGTGGTAAGGCTGCAAGTTCGGTTGCTTTAGCCATTGTTGCGGCTTCGGTTGGCTGTAGTGCTGGGTCATCCATCCACTCTAAACAGTAATAGCCATCGCCGGGTTCGTTGTAACGCCATGTTGTGCCTGGTGCTAATTCGCGTGTTGCGTTGCCTATTTGCATATTAATTTGTTCTGTTGTTGGTGTAGCCATTATGCGACCTTAATGATAAATAGTTGTGCGTAGATTTCACTATCGCCAAATGTGGCCGCGCGACCTGCGCCGCTACCTGCGGCAGTAGTTGTCACTCGACCTTGTAACTCAATGTTTGTTGAAACCGATGTCGTAATGTATCCCTGAACCGTTGCAAAATTTTGACTGTTGTCTGTTGTGTTTGAGTTGCCAACCGTGCCCAATGCAATAGTTGTGCTTGCTGTAGTGTTTTGCAATCGTGCTTTTACGCCGTCAGTGCGCCAACACGGAATAATGCCCTGTAAATAATATGTGCCCGATGTTGCAAGCGTTACAACACTTGTAGCAATAGAACAACCCGTAATGTTGTTTGTGTCCGTTGTGTTTAACACTCTTTTTACATAACTGCCACTCGTAGCCGTTCCGCCCTGTGTGCCGCTTGACTGTGTTTCGTTAAAAATTGATATTGACAAACTGGTTGAGACTGGCCCAACAGTTTCCCACGAACTACCGTTATATTGCTGAACCACGTTTGTAGATTCGAGGTAACAAAGTTGGCCCTCTGCCAATGCTTTGTTAGACCCTCCAAACGCGGCATCTCTCGTAACGCTGGTCGCAAACACCGGCGTGCCAGTACCGGCACTGATATTTTGTTGGGCTGCAGTCAGGACGGTATTTGCCACAAACAACGGGACGGTGGTCTGCGTATTTGCCATAACGAAACTTTATCCTAACCAAGCGCGTTCGTCGTGGACATCAGGCCAAACGTTTCGTCGTCCAGTATGAACTGGTTTAGCACAATAGTGGCAGACGTCCACAACGTCATTCGATGCCCAGATGCCATGTCAATGTTGTGGTCGATGCCCTCTACGGATAGCGACTGTTGAACGGATAGCGGCGTACCGCTGGTAAATGTTTTGGTGATTTCTACGGTTTCCCCAATTTCTATTGGTGCTAACGCTGTTTTTTGGGCGTCGGTCAAACTGGCAAATGTGGTGGACACGGACGTGAAACGGGGTTTTGGGTTTGGGTAGAGCAAGTAACTTGCCAGTGTGGCCGCTTGCGCGTTGGTGGATAACAGGCTGTCGGTGATGGCTTCGGTTTGCGTAAAATATTGGCTGATGGATGTGGCGTCACTGGCGTTTTGTAGCACACCGCCTTCAATCGTTATGTTGGCATTGTTGATAACGGTCTGTTGGTCAAACTCAACCAGGATGGCGTCATACGGTGTTTCCGTGTTGGTGTCATTGAATGTCACGGTGGGCGCTGCAAGTGTTGTCCCGATACGTGGTTGCGCGGTCAACACGTTTTCTCGACTACAAAAAATACGGCCCTGTTCGGCCTGTTGGATGCGGTTTAGATAGGCGTTCACATTTGTGCCGGACGGAATGGTGTAGGCGCCCAGCGTCGCTGTGGGGCTCGCTGTGAGCGACGTTGACCCTGTGAACGCTGCAGCGCTTAAAACGGCTGTAATGCGCGCTGACGACGTCTGGGATGTGGTAGCCGTAGATGGCAACGAGCCTTGCGAGAGCACATAAGTGTTGTCTGCAGCAAAAATGTTGTATGACGTCAACCCGTCCAATGTGTACGTCTGGTTGTATGTGGTGACTACGCCTGTAAACAAGTATTCGCCGTTGCGGCTAAGTCGAATTGGGCGCAATGGCGCTAGTCCAGGCTGTTCAGTCAACGTGTTGTAATACGGGCTGGCTGTGTTTAGTGGGTCATAATCTCGATTTGTTTTGGGCACGCTAATAGAAACGGACATTGTTCCAGGCCCAAACACATCTAACGGTTTGTGACGGCCACGACTGATACGCATATTTTGCACTACGGGCGTAATGTCCACAAAATCTACGCCATCGCCGTCAAGCACGTCTGGCCCGTTCAGGGTTGAGTCGTCTAAATAAAATGCTTCGCCGTCGTAACCGCTAGACAACTCCAGCAAATATGTGCCGCCCGTAATGCAAGTAGTGGCAGTCATTATCGAATCGCTAAATTGAGTGGCCCGTAAACTTGTGTGTATTGCGTGAGCGCGTCTAGCACGGATTGACCGATGTCTACAGCCGATGAGATACCGCCAGACACATTGATGGTGACATCTGGACGGTTTGCAATGCGTTCTTGAATACCGCCGACATAACCAATAGGGCCGTTGACCGGCGCAAATGATGGCCCTTGACTAGTTGAGCCACCGCCACCGCCGCCGATGGCTGGGATTAACTCTGGCATTGCTGGAATAGAAACGCCTGGCATTGTGCCACCGCTTTTTGGTGGGTTTGGTGGCGCAAAAATACCGCTACCAGACGGCGTGTTTAATGTGCCAGACCCAAAATTCGGTACGGGTATGCGCGGCATGTTCATCATTGGCACTTGGTCAATGTCCTTAAACGGACTCAACAAGTTAAGCGCATAAATAGCAGAATTGACCATTGTGTTAATTGCGTTGACTACTAACTCGACTGCACCAATTACACCGTTGCCGATGACGGCTACCGTTGCGGCAATCATCAATGCAAAATCCTTAAACGGTTGAATAGTTTGTTTTATGGCTTGTGGGCCTGCCTTAAACAATTCGTAAAACGCGCCCAATGTTATTGCCACGATGGCAACTGCAGCGCCCAACGCCGCCGCTGACGCCTGCACTGTGGTAAACGAGCCAGCCAAAACCACGTTTGCAATTTTTA